GCGGTGAAGACGGCGATGGAATATCTGACCGATGAATGGTTGTGCGATGTCTCGACTGATTACGCCGGCAAATGCTCCCTGATCGCGGCAGCACTAACCGTGATCGAGCGCTCGCTGCTGCCGGACCGGCCGGTGTTCTTCGTCACCGCGGGCCGGCGTGGCAGCGGCAAGACCACCGCGCTCACCATGCTCATCATTGCCATCACAGGCATCTGGCCAGCCGCCGCGGCATGGTCCACGAATGAGGAGGAACGCCGCAAGGCCTTGCTGAGCTACTTCTTGTATGGCGTGTCGTACATCATCTGGGACAACATCCCTCGCGGAACCCAGATTAGTTGCCCGCACCTCGAGAAATCCTGCACCGCTGCGTACTACTCCGACCGGCGGCTCGGGGTGAGTGAGATGGTCGCTACCGCCGCCTCGACCATCCACTTTATCACCGGCAACAACATCGGACCGCGCGGAGATCTTGCATCCCGCAGCCTGCAAATCCGTCTCGAGGTCGAACGTGCCGATCCCGAGAACCGTGATTTCACGCACCCCGACCCGATCGGTTGGACGGAAGCGCATCGCGCCGAGATCCTGGCGGCGCTCTACACGATCCTGTTGGGAAACCCGACACTGGACGAACCCCGCGACGCAACGATGCGGACCCGCTTCAAAATGTGGTGGCGACTCTGCGGGTCGGCCGTCGAGAATGCCGCCAAGCAGGTCGGGGAAGAACTCGATTTCCGAAAACTGTTTCTGACCCAGGAGGAGGAGGACGAGGAAACCGTCTCGCTAGCCGAAGTACTCGAAGCGATGTTTGCCACATGGACGGATACGTTCGTGGCCGTCAAAGTCGCCGACGCCATCAATTCGGACCAGAATCTGCACCGCGAGACGTTTCGGGAATTCCTCTGCCCGACCTTGGCCGAGGACCGAAAAGCCTCGCCCAAAGCCGTCGGCAAGCAACTCAAGAGCCATGTAAGTGAGCCCGTCCGGAGTGGTGACCGGACGCTTATCCTCAAAGCAGTGAAAGACCCGCATACAAAAGTGCTTTCCTTCAAAGTTGAGGTCTCGGAGAAAACCAATGCTGACAAATGAGTGGCTTGAGGAATTGAAGTATGCAGAGGAATGCATCGGCTTCGAATATGTGCTGACCGATCAACAATGCGCCGTCATCAAGGCGGTAACCCATGGAATGCTGCCGATGCACCTCCGCGCTTGGCAGCCAACACTTGCCGCCGCATACGCCCGTGTGCGTCACCTAAAAAAACATATTGCGCTAGCCCAGGAAATTCACAATCACCCCCTCTTTGAAACGTTGATACAGTCCAGAAAGGTGCTTGTCCGCGACATGCTCGCCAATCCCCCTATTCTCCCAGCCCACCAGCTTGACCGCCTTATCCATGCCCGAAACCGCCTGGCCGCGGCCGGGTGATCTGCGGTATCTGCGGTATCTGCGGTATCATCGCAGCCGCTTCACGCATGCGCGGGAATGAATTACGGGCGCGGGACAGGCTGGAAATACATTGTGGCAGCTAGTTGTATTGGCTCAGGAGAAACCGCAAACACCGCAGATACCGCAAACCTGGCTGGCCGCCGACCGGCAGGAACGTGTTAAAAAGAGATCCTTGCTTGGTGTTATAATAGCAGCGCAAAGCGGCACGTAACGAGCAACGTGAGGCGAGGGTTAGGCTAATGGACGACCAAGCTGTTGCAGATCGGCGGACGGCTCCTGCGCAACTGCATGGCATGGCACGAGAACGCGATCTCCGAGCACGAGCGCGCTCCGGCCGGTCGTTCGAGGCTGTCCGTCACCGAAGGATCATCGGCCAGCTTATCGATCAGATCGGCGCGATCGAGCAAGAGGCAGGCAGCCACCGCATTCAGGTGCGAGCAAGTTAGGTGATAAGTAATTGGGACTTCATAGAGATCCACCAAAATAGGTGTTGCCACGGGGTCCTGGTCGAAAGGGGGGTCTGCCACGGGCAGTGCCGCCGTCGGCATATCGGTCTGCGCAACGGTTTTTGATTGAGGGTACGCATGAGCAAGCGACCGAAAGACATTGATACCGCAACGTCAGCCGAGATGGCACGAATGCTCGATCTTTCCGAGGCGTCCATTCATGCCCAAGCCCGCCGAGGCATCATGGTCCGGTCCGGACGTGGTCGCTACCTGCGAGTGGAGAGCACTAGACGCTATGTGCGCGACTTGCGTGCCCAGATCGAGGCCGCTCGCGGCGGTACCGATAGTGCCACCCAGTTGCGGGTGGAGAAGATCCGGCTGGCCCAAGAACAAGCGGACAAGATTGCCTTGGAAAACGCCGCACGTCGCGGCGAGCTGCTAGACGCTGGCGAGGTTGAGCGGCAGTGGGCCAACGACTACCGCATGGTTAGTACCGGTATGCTGACGGTCCCGGCTCAGTGCGGGCAGAGACTGCCACATTTAACGCAGCGGGACATTCTGGTGATCGATGCCGAGATCCGGGAGAAGCTGACCGAATTGGGAAATAGTGGAGATGGCAGTATCTAACGCCAGTGCCAGGGCATTGCGCGCCCTTATTCCGCCGCGCCGGCTGCATTTGGCAGAATGGATTGAGCGACACCTTGTGCTTCCGTCTAGCACGTCTGCGCTGCCGGGTCGTGTGAAGCTGTGGAGTTATCAGCGCGATATTGCCGCCGCGATCGGCGATCCGCTTATCGAGAAGGTGTCAGTCATCAAGTGTGTTCGTATCGGATATACGACCTTGTTGACTGGTGCGATAGGCGCATTTGTTGCCAACGATCCGGCGCCTATTTTGTGTTTCCGACCCAGGACGATTGCCGGGACTACACCACATCGGAAATTGAACCGATTTTTGCTGCTACTCCCGTGCTGTCCGGATTGCTGAGCGCGGCGGATACCGATGAGGTTGACCGCAACACGCTTTTGAGTCGGAGGTTCCCCGGCGGTTCGTTGAAGATCGTTGCGAGTCGTGCACCGCGCAATCTTCGCCGGCACACCGCTCGCGTTTTGCTGATCGATGAAGCGGACGGAATGGAAACGACCAGCGAAGGCGATCCGGTGACGCTTGCCACGCGCCGCACCCTCAGTTTCTCTAATCGAAAAATTGTTTTGGGTTCGACACCGCGCCATGAGGACACGTCAATCATTTTGCGCGCTTATTCCGAATCCGACCAGCGCGTCTTCGAAGTTCCATGCTTCGAATGCGGAACTTTCCACGAGTTGAAGTGGGCGGACATCGAATGGGAAACCGACCGTCCTGAGACCGCGTCTTACCGATGCCCTTCATGTGAAGCGTTGGTACCGGAACGGGATATGAAACCGGCCATGATTGAGCTTGGGCAGTGGCGTGCCACGCATCCCGAGGTGAAAAACCACGCGGGATTTCGCCTCTCGGCATTGGTCTCGTTATTGAGCAACGCGTCTTGGTCGCGTCTCGCCGCGGCATTTCTGATGGCAAAGTCCGATCCCGCCGAATTGCAAGTTTTCACGAACACGATTTTGGCCGAGGGCTGGTCAGCACCCGGCACCGAACTGGACGAGACGTCGCTCGCCGCCCGCGCCGAGTCTCTCGACCCGGACCATCTTCCCGAAGAAGTTTTGCTGATAACGGCTGGCGTGGATCTTCAGATCGACCGCGTCGAAATTTCTGTCGTTGGGTGGACCAAGGCGAATGAAGCGCTCGTGCTCGAGCACGGCACGCTGTGGGGTAGTCCCGAGGTGGACGCCAGTGTCTGGCGCGAGCTTGACGAAATGCTGCTCATGCGCATCCCGCATCCGTTCGGCTTCCCTATGGGTATTAGCGCGACCATCATCGATTCTGGTTTCGCGACCGAGCGCTGTTATGAATATTGTGCGCCTCGTTTGCGTCGCAGGATTTTTGCCGGCAAGGGCGTCCCCGGCAATCGCCCGCCCGTTGCCGTCAGCAAGTCGAGGATCGGTGGCTCGGAGCGCCGCATTCGTCTTGCGTTGTGCGGTGTGGACAATCTCAAGCAGCAGATTTTCAACAGGTTGGAGCACGGCAAGTCGATTCGGTTTTCGAACAAGCTGACGCCGGAATATTTTTCGCAGTTGGCAAGCGAGCGTCGGGTTGTAACAATGGTTCGTGGCCAGCCGAAAGCGCGGTTTGAGAAGGTGGCGCGGTCGGCGCGCAGTGAAAGTCTTGACTGCCTTTGCTACGCCATCGGAGCGCGCGCGTTGATCCACGGGTCCATGGAAGCGCTTGAGCAGGCACTGCGTAATCGCGGTACGCAGCCGGAGGTGCCCGTTCCAGAGGACAAGGTGCCTGACCCCGCATGGCGCCAGAAGGCGCGCAGCTGGTGGGCACCGCGAGAGGAGGTTTGGTGATGGCGTGGTCGTT